CGACTACTAATGGCGTTGGTCGTATGGAGTATTCTCATATTGACCTAGACAAGAAAGCGTGGACAGCGAAGGAAACGAAGCGTATTCGGATACCTGCTCCTGCGCCTGACGATTCGTACTGCGAGAAAAACTGGGTACCGATACTCGATAAGCCGTTTCATTTCGTCAAATGGTCGATGCCGACAGAGGTTGTCTATGCCGACCCGAACGAAAGCCGTTGCGAACAGGTATTCGTGCGCCCAACAATTGACGCGCCAGCCGACCAGCGTGGCAGTTCACAGGTTATTCGCTGGGGCAGTATCTACCTCAGCATTACGCACGAAGTCAATCTATTCAAAAACTACCTCAAACAGAAAGATGCTATCTACCGTCATCGTGTTCTGCTTTGGGATGACCAGTTCAACTTCATTGGCTTGAGCAAAGCGTTTTCGTTTCTCGATGCGCGTGTCGAGTTCTGCGTTGGTGCTGCCGTACACGAGAATGATTTACTCGTTAGTTTCGGTTTTCAGGATAACGCTGCTTTCGTCCTGCGCGTTCCTAAACTAGTAGTAGAGGACTTGATTATGGAGGCTTTGACCTATGAACATTGAGAATCTAGTTATCGATTTATCGCGTGACCCGTTCAACCCTACCCTAAATTTCGAGGTAGCAACAGAGTATGAACGCCTAAATCAAACTGCTTCTGCCGTCTCGTTCTATCTGCGCGCTGCTGAATATGGGCAGACTAGTAACGATGCGCGTGTCTATGCTGCTCTGCTGAAAGTCGCGCATTGTTTTGACGACCAAAACGACAGGCAAGCAACAGTCACGAATTGTCTTTTTCAAGCAGTTGCCTACTGGCCTGAACGACCCGAAGCATGGTTTCTGCTCTCGCAATTTCATGAGCGCGCTGGCGCATGGCAAGAAGCATATACCTATGCTCTCGTAGGTTTATCTTGTGAAGATTTCCCTGCGCTGCCTATATCTGTTGGATACGAAGGCAAATACTGCCTATTGTTCGAGAAAGCCGTTGCCGCATACTGGATTGGCAGGAAAAATGAAAGCATTTCGCTGCTGCGCTCGCTGCTCTCTATGAACATAGCGACTGCTTATCGTGTTGCCGTTGAAGAAAATCTAAGGAGGATAGATGCTGCTGTTTGATATTGGCGCTAATCGCGGTGACGCAACACTCGCTGGGCTTGATAAAGGCTATTCTGTTATTGCTTGCGAACCTGCCCCACGCACATATACGCAGTTAGTTAATAACTTTATCTATAATCCACGCGTTACGCCGTTGCGTGTTGCTGTATCTGACAAAGATAACGAGCGCGTCGAGTTCTACGAAGCCGATGAAGATGGGCTATCAACAATGAACAAAGACTGGCTAACAAGCGAAACGATGCCGTATGCTGGTAAATCTTTCCGCACTATTCATGCGAACACGATTACTATCGACACTCTCGCCAAAATCTATGGCGAACCTGACCTCATCAAAATAGATGTTGAAGGCGCAGAATGGGCTGTGTTCAAAGGTATGACGCGCGCGTATGGCACACTCGCATTTGAGTGGACATTTGAGACGCTAGCCGAACACGAGCGACAGTTAGATTGGCTCTGTAAATTAGGCTATAAAGAAGTCGCGCCGCAATACATTACGCATCATCTCGAAGAACCTACTCGATGGTACCAGTTATTTCCTGACAACCGCCAGCAAATGCTTATTTGGCATCAAGACACAAGTGACGAATGGATTGAAGAAGGCTGGAAAGTAGCAGGATTACGCCCAACTGCCGATGTCGGCATGTTGTGGGTTCGCTAACTACATACCACCTAACAAGAACGCAGCAGCAACAGAATCAACAGCATAAGTACCTTGAATACCCTGCGTTCCTTGTAATCCTGTCGTTCCCTGTGTTCCTACCAAGCCTTGCGTACCCTGTGTACCTTGAGTTCCCTGACTGCCCGTAGCACCCGTAGCACCCGTAGTACCTTGTGCACCAGTCGCACCCGTAGTGCCCGTAGTTCCTTGCCGACCCTGTACACCTTGAGTTCCTTGGGCACCCTGCGCACCCGTAGTTCCTGTAGTTCCCTGCCGACCTTGTACGCCTTGAGTTCCTTGAGCACCAGTCGTGCCTTGGATTCCGCGCTCACCAGCAAGCCCAAATGTCCAAGCAGCAAAAGTTCCTGAACCACCAGTCAAATCAACAAGAACAGTAATACTGCTATTCGCAGTAAGCGCAGTGATAATACCTTCCATGTAGTTCGCGCTGCTGCCTGTGTTAATAACACGAACGCGATTACCGATTACATACGCACCAGTCAATGTCACAGTAAATACTTTTGAACCTGTGCCGATAAGTGTGGAAGTGCTAGAAGTTACTCCTGAGTAACCAGTTCCCTGAATACCTTGAACACCTTGCGTGCCTGTCGTACCTTGGGCTCCTGTGGCACCTGTCGTACCCTGAGTGCCTTGCGCACCTTGCGTGCCAGTTGCGCCCTGCGTACCCGTAGTGCCTTGTGTTCCTGTCGTGCCTTGTGTTCCTGTTGTGCCCTGAAGTCCAGTAGTGCCTTGGTTTCCTTGAGTACCTTGAGTACCCTGAGTGCCAGTTGTTCCAGTCGTACCTTGAGAACCAGTTGTACCTGTTGTTCCTTGTGAGCCAGTAGCGCCTGTCGTTCCAGTAGCACCCTGAATACCTGTTATGCCTTGCGTACCGTTAGTGCCCTGAATTCCTGTTGTGCCTTGTGTGCCCTGAACACCTTGAGTACCTTGTGAACCCGTAGCACCTGTGGTTCCTGTCGTACCCTGAATACCAGTTATTCCTTGAACGCCTTGGCTACCTGTTGCCCCTGTATTGCCAGTCGTGCCTTGGATACCCGTTAAACCTTGAATTCCAGTTGTTCCTTGGATACCACTTACATTTACACCACTAGTAATACAGCCAACTGCCGCAGTTACTACGCCACCGCCTACGCCACCTGCTTGAACGCGTAAAGAAATTCTATCGCCAGCGTTAATTGCTTGGTTCAAACCTACCGCAGTTCCACTACTTGAACCGCTTAAAACAGAAATTGTTTTACCTGTTGTAACTCCATTAACCCATAACGCGACAGTAAAAGTTCCCGTAAATGCTGATATCGCATTCACAGTTAAACTGTCTGCTATTACATTTTGGCTAATTCTTATGCCGTTTGCTGCGTTATCTGCGCCATTACCGAAAGAAAAATTAGCGTTTGTAGCAGGTGAATTATTTTTCTCACCGTAAATATAAAATAAACCGCCAGTACTCGGAATTTCTCCTTGAATGCCTTGAAATCCTTGAGTGCCTTGCGCACCCTGAATACCTGTATCGCCAGTCGCGCCTGTTGTTCCTTGAGTTCCTGTCGTACCTTGAGTGCCAGTAAATCCTTGCGTTCCTGTTGTTCCCTGAACACCATTAGTTCCAGAAGTTCCCTGTGAACCTGTTGCACCCTGAGCACCTACGATTCCTTGTGTTCCGTCATGTCCTTGAATACCCGTTGTGCCTTGAACACCTTGCGTTCCTTGACTACCGACAGTTCCTTGATGTCCTTCGGTACCTTGTGTTCCTTGTGTACCGATAGTGCCTTGCGAACCAGTAGTGCCTTGTGTTCCAGCAGTTCCTTGAACACCATCAAGACCTTGCGTTCCCGTTTCGCCTTGAAGTCCTTGTGTTCCCTGAATACCTGTCGCGCCAGTTGTACCTTGTGCTCCTGTGTGACCTTGTGCGCCTTCGTTACCTTGCGCACCCGTAGTTCCCTGAACACCTGTTTGACCGATAGTACCTTGTGAACCCGTAGTTCCCTGCGCGCCTTCGTTTCCTGTTGTTCCCTGCGCACCCTGAATACCGATTAAACCTTGAGTGCCTTGAATACCTGTTGAACCAACAGTACCTTGCGACCCTGTCTCACCTTGCGCACCTGTTGTACCTTGTGCGCCGTTAAGTCCGCCTATACCTTGAGAACCTGTTAGTCCTTGCGTGCCTTCAACACCCTGCGCTCCGACTAATCCTTGCGCACCTGTTGTGCCTTGTATTCCTTCGATGCCTTGTGCGCCAGTATGACCTTGAACGCCTTGAGTGCCTTGTATTCCTTCAAGACCCTGCGTTCCTTGTGTGCCTTGGCTGCCTGTTGCCCCTTGTGTGCCTTGAGTACCGACTGCTCCTTGAATACCAGTAGTTCCCTGAATACCCTGTGAACCTGTCGTTCCTTGTGCGCCTTGAACGCCTTGAATACCAATAGCACCAGCAAGGTTTACATTCCACGAAGCGTAAGTTCCGCTACCCACAAATGATGTTTTGTTAAATGTGAGCGCACCAGTCGCAGGATTGTAAGCCGATACCGTACCGTATTGAATATCATCAATATCGTACGCAACGACAATGTCCTGCCCGATGCTGTAATCCAAGTTCAAATCAACAGTTATCGTTTGCGATGTACCACTATTGCTTAGCGTAAATGATGTTGTTGATGTTGTTGCGTATTGGTCGCCGTCTAAACCAGCATTACCTTGCGTTCCCTGTACGCCTTGAACACCCTGAGTGCCCTGAACGCCTTGAATTCCGTCCGTACCTTGTACGCCCTGTAATCCTTGTGTGCCCTGCGTTCCCTGAATACCGTCAGTTCCCTGAATACCTTGGACACCTTCGGTGCCCTGCGTACCTTCGTGTCCTTGAATACCGACTAGACCCTGTGCGCCTGTTGTACCCTGTGCGCCGACAGTTCCTTGAATACCGAAAGTGCCTTGAGTACCTTGTGTACCCTGCGCACCTGTCTCGCCCTGAATACCTGTGAGCCCTTGAATTCCTTGCGTGCCCTGCGTTCCGTCATGACCCTGAATACCAGTACTGCCCTGCGCGCCTTGAATACCAGTTTGACCCGTAGTGCCTTGACTTCCTGTAATTCCCTGAACGCCTTGAATACCCTCAGTACCCTGCGTTCCGTTGATACCTTGCGCACCAGTTTGTCCTGTTGTGCCCTGAATACCGACTTCGCCCTGAATACCTTGCGCACCTTGTACGCCTTCAATTCCCTGCGTACCTGTGATGCCTTGATGTCCTTCTAAACCTTGTAGTCCTTGTACTCCTTGACTACCTGTTATGCCCTGCGCACCAACTTGTCCTTGAATACCGACAAGTCCTTGAACACCTTGTAAACCTTGTTCGCCTTGTAAACCTTGTGTTCCTTGTACGCCACTAACGCCTTGAGAACCAGTATTTCCTTGAACACCGTCATGTCCTTGAATTCCTTGAGTTCCCTGCGCACCGATTAAACCCTGTGTTCCTTGCGTTCCAGTATTGCCTTGAATACCGAGTTGTCCTTGAACGCCAGTAGTACCTTGAGTTCCTTGTGCGCCAATAGTTCCTTGCGCGCCTGTTTGACCAGTAGTTCCTTGCGCGCCAGTAGAACCCTGTGTTCCAGTAGCACCTTGAGCACCAGTTAATCCTTGAATACCTTGAGGTCCAGGGGCACGAACAACAACTTGGTTGTTGATTTCCTGAACAACCACCTGATTGTTGATTTCTTGAACCCGAACAATGTTTGGGTCAGTCATCGTGTAGTTTCCGCCGATACTTGAATAGTTCCCTGAATAAGGCGTGTAACGATGCTCCCGTTATAGAGTTCTAAATCGTAGGAGTATCTTTGTGGTACGAGTGCCATGGTTTGCGCAGCAGTAGCATGAATGCTGACTGTGCCTGTTGCGCCAGTAATGCTGATGCCACCATTTTGTGTCGTTAGTGTTAGTGCTGCTGTGCGAGCAAGAGGCGAAGTACGCAACTGTAGTGCTGCGGTAAATCCCGTAATGTTAATAGGCGTTCCATTAGGTGCTTCATAAACTACGGAGAGATACCAGTCTGCGCCTTGGTCTATTACGGTGTTGTATGTATCCGCAGCCATTATTTCTCCAATCAAAGGGAAGCATTACAATATTCGCAAATCTTGTTCGTTTTCTTATTCGGCATCTGACACGCACCGCAAATAGTCGCAAGATTTTGTAGCCCTGCGAGTGATACGGAGCCGTCTTTAAGTTCTGTTAGCGCCCATACGAGAGCGTCTAGTCTATCAGGTGATTCAGTACTTTCTGGCGTCCACATGACCATCTGGTCTTCGAGTTGTGGGAAAGCGCCAACATGGTGAACGCGATACTGTTCGTAAAGTGCTGAGATAGGTTCTGCGCGTACTCGTTTACCACGCGTCGCATGTACTTTCGTTACTGGTGCGTTTCTATCTACCTGTTGAAGCACCATGATAACCATGTCGCCACCATTATTGGTTTCTGCGACGATGCGGTCTGCTTTGTGTTTTCTAAATGCTTCAATTGCTCGCTTGCCCCATTCATTTGGGGTTGCGCGTATCGTGTCATCAGAGAGTACATAGAAATGACCGTCTGAGGATACTCCTGCTGTGACAATTCCTGTCTCATCGCTGTCTTCTCCGCTCGTAACTGCTGGGTCAATAGCAACCACGATGCGATATAGCGGTGGTACTTTGTCAGGTGTAACGCGTGTATCTTCTATCCAGTAGCGTTGCCATAGTGCGCCTTCTGCCTGTTCAAGCAGTTCGCCGTATAACTCTTGCCTTCCTGTGCGCGTACCTTCGTAGCGCGCCTTCAGTTCCGCAAGTGCGGTTTCAGATAGATTTTTAGCATTATCAAATGTGCTTCCGCGAGTAACATGAACCGAACCGTCAGTTCTCGTTACCCAGTCACGCAGCAGTTTGATTGGCTTTGGCGTGGTAGTAGCAACAACTCTTGGTCGTTCGCCAATACGCAGCGCAGGGGCTAAACCTTCTGTCCAAGTTTCATAGGGATAAGGCCAAGCAGCAACCTCATCAAGCCATGCTCCTGATAAGTTCAGACCACGACCACTATCGGGCGAATCCGCGCCGAACATGTGGACTATCTGCCCATCCTTGAAAGTAATTTTGTATGACGATTTGTTATAGATGAAATCAGTTTCGTTCTGTAATCCGCGATTCTTCAGCGAATTGAGTAATCCCGATGGACCTTCTACGCATACTGTTTTAGTATCGCTGAAACGAGGTGCGATAATTGCCCATTGCGTTCCCGTACCGTCAGGTGCTTTCGGTGTTGAAAGTATGCGTTCCGCGAGCCATTCTGCGCCTGTGCGTGTTTTGCCCCAACCGCGTCCTGACATAATCAGCCAGATATTCCATTTGCCTTCGGGTTCGAATTGTTCGGGTCTGCCGATGAACCACCATGGCTTGAAAAACAGGCTGGCTACATAATCTTCACTCTGTTGGCTTAGCCAACTCTGTTGTTCCGCTATCGGTAATTGCGCTATGTGTTCCCTGAGTGATAGACCCATTTCCGCTGCCTTCGTTGATGTATGCGAGAATTGCCTTCTTTGCTTCCTCGATATCTATCTGAACGGGTGCGCCGTTTGGACCTGATATCTCAGCGCGAATCTTATCGTTCCTGCCCCACCTGTCAGGGTGTTTTCTTTCAAGCCACCATGCTGCTGCTTGCCAGCGTCCATTTGTTGCTGCTTGTTGAATACGAATCACCGCGTCAGCCTCGGCTGCTGCTATTGTTCGCAGGACCAACTCTCGAAACTCTCGATACTCTTTCTTCGCATTGGCTTGTTCAGCCGTTTCCATCCAGCGATAGAAGGTACTTTCGCCTATTCCTGCTATTTCCGCAGCGACTTTTTGGTCGTTTCCTGCGCGCAACGCTTTGACGAGTTTCTCTTGCGTTTCAGGTGTTAGTTTGCTTGGTCTAGACATGGACTCTTGGTATCTTGTTGAAAGTAATGCTCTTGAGGCGAATATTAGTTATTCCGCCAGCCTTAACAGTAATTTTAGATAGTTCAGGGTAGCGTGACACTATGTTCTCTAGTGCTGCTTTATGGTCTTTCTGCCTATCTTCTATTCCGCGCTCTTTAAGTTCGGCGTCGATGCCGCCAGCAGCGAAGTATTTAGTGGTAGGGCAGAGATACTCAAACCGAACTACCGAGCCATTCTGAATGAACGACCTTAGGCTAGTTTCAAAGTCATCCCCTGAAGATTCTGCATAAACTCTATCTTTACCCATGATGGCTAAATCGCCAGCATAGTTACCATAGACATTTCCGCAGATATATCTCAGCCCTACCGTGATGGTGTCCGACATGAAGAATCCATTCTCAACAGGATTGATTCCCCACATTTTCGCTCCTGCTTCTCCACAGATAGCGAAACCCGTTTCTACTAACTTGTCAATACTGCCTTGCCACTCTTGAAGTCCACCTTCGGGTGTGCGCTCTCGTAATCTGACAGTATCGTCATCGAGGTTTAGCAGCGGTGTGCCTTTAGGGTAATAATTATGATAGAAGCGTTGTTGATTTACTTTGCCGATAACGCCAGTAACTACGCGGTATTTGCTTCCTAGCACATAGCGATACTTGTCGCTTTCCTGCTCGTTTGCTACGAATACAGTAATGCGCTCTTTATCTACTTTGTGGCGTTCTAGCCACGCAAGAGTTTTATCACGCAATAATTCAGCGCGAGCATAAGACGGTATTGCTATTTGGTAATCCATCGCCTTCCCCCGTTATCAACCGCCGAGGATACGCGGTTTCGTTTCGCCTTTGAGGGCGGAAGCGAATCCGAGTTCTCGTTCAGTTCTGCGTTTTCTTGCTTCGGCTTGTTCAACTGCGTAAGTAAAACAGTCTTTCATTCCGCGCAAGCAGTAATACACGACAGTATAACGATAGGCATCTTTAGTAATATGTTGAATAGGAGTTACGCCATGAAGAAGCCTGAACCCTTGAAAGAATAATACCCAGCCATCTCGACACTCAACAGTAGCGTTGTACTCAGGAATACTGAGATAACCACCGCGAGTACCGCGCCGAACGACAGGCATCGCAGACCACATATCGAAATTATTGCCATCGTAGT